GCTGTGCTTTTTTTGTCATTGCCCCAACTGAACCAAAAAAAGAAGCCTGGAACTCTACTAATTTTTCATGCATTCGAATCTCTATTTCTTCAATTACTGCTTGGAGTGCTTCGACTAATACATCGTCACTTTCTTCGGATTGAACCCAAGTAGTCCATTTTTTACGAGATAACTCTGCAATATATTGCGATAAGAACCAATAAAAGATTGTCCAAATGGTAGCATAGGCTAACAAGACATATGTGTCAATTACCATTATACCTTATTCCATTGTGAACTAGGTATTGAAGAAGGTCTACTGCATTTTTCAGCTTTCATATTTTTAATAATATTTAATTGAGCTAATGCCAATGCTGTCACGCTTCCACCTTCTTGAACTTTTCTTATTGTATCCACATAATCACTTTCCCATCTTTGACATCTAGGAATAGGACCTAAGCCACTTTCTGTAAATTTAGGTGTCCTGGGGTTCTCTCTACCAACAACAGTAGTGATTAAATCTGCTACTACTCCACCTGCACCTTTTGCAGTATCTATAATTTTTTCTTTAACTGCTTCTCCAATATTCCCGGCTTGATCCTTAGCCCATTCTTTTATTTCATCTCTGAATAAATATATAGCACCTGTACCGGCAGCAATTACCAGGAGTGCCGTTGATGGAATTGCACTATTTAGTAAAGATGTTTCTTTTTGTTTTTTTAATAATTCATCTACAGCTTTTTGTTGACCGGCTGAAATTTTACGAAGTTCTATTCCCTGGGGAATTGCCGCAATTGGCATTAAAAGCCGCCAAGTCGGGCTCTAACACACGCTTGTTTATCTCTGTCAAATTCAAAACCATAAGGGCATCTATCAGCAGGTTTTGTATCAGGTTCTTTACCTGGTATAATTGGTTGATCATCTAAATGTTTTTGTAAAACTTTAACTGCAATAACTAATGTACCAAAATCCATTATATCATACCTGTTTCTTTTCCTGTAAGATATACAAGCACCAATCTAACAAGTAACTGTTCCACTGTTCTTGAGTCATTAAGCCAGGCTGGGAACTCGACATTATAGATTTTAGTCGTCATTTTATCCGCTTAACTGAACTTTGTAGCGCTTTATTAAGGTCTAAAAGTTTACTAACACTGAAAGGTACATCACTATTACCATGTCCAACTTTATCTAGAAAGAGATCATACATCGCATTATTGCATGTTTTTAATTTACGTTTTACCTGGGCTTTAGTTAATTTCTTTTTAGGCATATACTTCTCCCGTCAGTATTGCATACCAATCACGGCCTACATCTTGAGATATATTAGTCATGGTAACTTGAATTCTACTACTAGGTGGTATAATTAGTGTTATTGGATACATACCGTAAGAATACTCTTGGTTTGTATTATCTAATTGAATCCCCATTACGGTTTCTCCATCTATTTTAACTTCTAAATCAAAGTCATCAGATACTTTGTTAATACATCCTAATTGTATTCCTGCCACAAGATAACTGTTGTTTGCTGTTGTTGCATCTATTAAGGTTGTTTCCGCAGTAGGAACGCTTACGGTTCCAGAGTTTGCATAAGCGTGTTTACCAATATAATTGATACTGCCGCCTATACCTGCTGGGTTTGCTCCACCTACTGGGTTGCCACCGCCTAACATAAGTTAAGCTCCTTAATTAAATTGAGCTGTAACTACACAATCAATTGTTGCTGCTGAGGTGGTTGCTATCTCGAAACTTACGCTGTTTCCTGCTTGTACTGCTAAATCAGTATCGATACTAACATACATCATGTTAGATCCAACACTTGAAGGCATAGCGGATTGTCCACCTGCATTGAATACGGCATCTCCGTCTTTCATAGCATTACCTGTGATTTTTATTAAACCACAAAATTCTTCTACTGCATCAACTGAAAAAGAAACTGTTAAGTTCTTAATAGATGAAACGTTAGTTGGTACCGTAAATGCACTTGATACTGTTGCTGCTCCTAATGCACTAAGTGCTTGGAATGTCCCTGCTGTGGTTGTTGATTGAGTAACCGATCTCGTTATTGCTATGGCCATTGTTATTTATTTTCTCCTTATTTGCTCAAGCCCGGATTCTGACAGGACCTAGTTTAGCTAGTGTTCCGCTTGAAAATGACTTGGTTAATGCTTTAGCAACAAATGCTGCTCCCAGGGTACCAATAATTTTTTGTTTGTTACCCATGACGTTACTTGAAAGAGAGGTGAGTGCTGCATTCAAATTACCGCCTAGTGCTTGCTGAACTGCTTCTGCTGCTCCGCTTGATTGTGCTAAACTTAATGCTGTACCTGCTTCTATTGCAGATATAGTAAATGATTTCTTTGCCCTTCTTCGAGGGGCTGCTTTTCTTGGAGCCATATACTCATTAATGAGTAACTCTATTTAACTTTGACTACTCATTTTTAAGTACCTGACTTAGATATATATATCACATTCTATAGTATTAGTTATGACTGAGAAAAAGTATAACTTTGGATCTCCTTCAAAAATGAAGGGATTGTCAGCAGGTGAAAAGGCAACTGTAAAGTTCCTAGATTTGCCAGAACAGATAGAAACAGAAGAATATGGCACTAAGTTTGTTATTCCTATTCTTTTGTTATCTCATCCTCTCTATCCTTCTCTTTCTTCAGATGGTACCAATGGACTCCAGATGGTTTGGCAGACTAACTGCATAGTCATAAGGGAAACAGTTGTACCTTTAGTTAAGGAAAACGATAAGGAATTTATGAAAGATTATTATAATCTAACATGGGAAATACGCTGTGAGGAGGACGGCTCACTGTGGCTAAGCAACGCGTAGTTAAGCCGGGCCGACCTGTAAATGATATAGAACGTTTTCTATATGAATGTCTAGCTAATTTAGCAGACATTAAAAAACATCATAAAAAGGGTGCTAAGCCTTGGTACAAATATGATAGACTCCATTGGAAGATTTCACAGCTTGGTTATGCGCTAGGTTGTGCAGATTGTAAATGTATTAGCATGGAGGACTTTAGAAAAGAAATATAACTTCTCTTTACGCACCTTTTTCTTTTAAGAAAGAATAAGGATAAGAGAAGTTAGAGGTGAGGAAAGGTACTCAAGACTGAGATAGAGTACCTTTCTGAGCCAATAAACGACCTATAATAGGGTATTTAAGTCTACTTTAACCCTAATAAACCCTTTAGTGACCCTGTTTTTGGCTGTTTTACCCCTTCTTTGGGGCTGTTTTGACCCATTATTGGCCCTAAACCACTCTTGTTAGCCATGTACTCAATTAACATACTTGTCCAGTCATTATCTTTTGCTGCCTTCCTGATATTATTCATTGGATCTAACTGCTGTGCTTTTTTTGTCATTGCCCCAACTGAACCAAAAAAAGAAGCCTGGAACTCTACTAATTTTTCATGCATTCGAATCTCTATTTCTTCAATTACTGCTTGGAGTGCTTCGACTAATAC